CTACAAAATATTTATGGTCTAAACCTATCCTACAAAATATAAATTGAGATAACCGGCAGGTTTATATAGACTCACCCCCTCGGAGGGTCGAGGATAGTTATATGGAATACGACGACTTAATAAAAATACGAGCCCTAATAAAGACCGCCTATAGAGGAACTTGGGATGAATCATTGTATAGTGATTGGGATATAATGTTTCAATCTTTACAAAGTATTGAAACAATGATAGAGGACGAATTAAAATCTTTGAGGTCTACAATATGTTAGGTTGGATTTTTGTAGGATACACAATTTTAATGATGATTCTTTTAGACATCACATCTTAATATTTTTGTAGGATGGGGGCATTTTCCTCCGCCCCCACCTACCCCCTTTTTTGTAGGATAACTTTTTTTTCATGGTTATACTTTTTTTGTAGGACAGACTTTTTTATTTTTTACCTACATTTTTTGTAGGACAGTTTTTACTTTTTTTTGTAGGACAGTTTTTTTTATTTTTTTATGTGTGTTACCCTACATTTTTGTAGGGGAGATTTTTTAATAATTAATAATAAACTACCCTACAAAATCTGGAAGATGTTTGATAATTCTACCCTACAAAAAAAGATGAAAAATTAAAGATATTACCCTACAAAAAAAGATGAAAAAAAGTAAAAAACTACCCTACAAAAGACCCTAAAAAATATGTCTCCGCGTCCTACAAAACTACGCCGGCGACCCCGAAATTTGCCAAATTCGTAAATATATTCATATACTCAGCAGAAATGCGAAGCACCATGTATCATAATTTGATTACGGGAGAAGCAATAACGAAAGATGCCTTTGTTAAGGAGGCCGTAAGGAGGACGGCCCACGAAAACAGAAAATTAGGAATTCAAGAACCTTCAGTAGTTCAGAAGGTCAATAATTCACATGATTTCGCAAATAGATTAGCGTCTTATTTGGGTCATATTGACAATGTAAATCTTGAAGCAGAAGAACAGTTATTTGTTCGTTCATCATTTCCTAATACAGATATTCAAAACTCAAAACATGAATTAGAAACTGTTGTAAGATTCCAATGTAAAAACCATGAATCATGCGGCGGATGGTTTGCCCCTAATGAGTATTCATGTCGTATCTGTGGTTGTTCAAGCAAAGGCACTTTAGATGATAGAAAAAATGCTATGAGAGGATATGAGCATAAAGTCTACATGGTTACAAAAAGAGTTTATCGCCGTGTTAAATCAATGTTTAGAATGAGCCATTATATGAACGGTAATGATACTTCAACAGTATGGGCAATATCACCCCATGTTAGAAGAAAAGGTTACTATAATTCAAATGAAAAATCATGGCAAACATCCGGCCAAACTGCCCTTGATTTATTCAATCAATTCAATCGAGAATCAATTGACATTATGTTTGAAGAATCATATCCTCTAGCACTACGCGAAGAGATGTCTCAAAAGTTCTCAGATGAAGCAAAAGCAATAGAAGCAAAGGTCGGCGGTGTGTGGAGAAATGCACCAAAGCATGGTAAGAAAAATGGAGAATTAAAAACACTTTGGAGAGAGCAAATATACTTCAAGAAAAATCCTCGTACTTCATATTGGGCGGCTGATGATTCAATTTATGCACCACTGTACAAGAATGCAAAAATAGCAGTTTACTCATGCCCTCCGGCTGAATATCTGATGGATTAAAGGAGGCAATAAAAAAACAGTTCAGACCACGTAAAAAAATCGGGGGGGTCAGAAATGGCCTCCCCTTTTTTTTATTTTCAATTTCAGACCTCAAATTATCCATATTTCAAAATCCGCTACCTACATATTCAAAATTTGAAAAATCGTGGTCGTTTAAACGCTCATACTCGATTTGAGATTGGGTAGTGGTAGGTCTTTATCTAAACTGTATAAACGTAGGCACACAAGGCGTTTAAACGAAAAAATATGGCCTATCCTTCATGGTTTTAGGTTTTGAGTTTTCCAAAAATCATCAATGGATGCAAACATCCCATGGCTACCACTTCTCAAAATTTTTTTTATTTTTTTTCAAAAAAAGTTTATACACGCTTGTACTCGTAATTGCTAATTGTATTGGGTTTGCGCTTGAGGATTTTACCTTCTTTTACATAGATTCGTATATAGTTAGAAACTACATATACACTAATAGGAGTCCAATATTTACTTACTTTCTTTGTTGCTTGTGTGGCAATTTCATTACCCGTTCTCCAAACGTCGAGAAAAGGACTATTCAAAACTTCGTCAATAGATTCTTGGTACACAACATGGCGTTTCTTAGGGCCGGGTTTTTTTACACCGTCGGCTACTCGCTTACTCCAATGTGCCGCCTTTGTTTTACTACCGGCGTTTTTATATTGACTTCTAACAGTATTTTTACTTCTTCCTTTTGGCATTATCTCCTTCTCCTTATTACACGGCCACCATAACCTTGTTGTGTACCGCGATTTACTTTATATGCCCCACCTGTCCATTCGCCTTTACGCATAGTTCTAAATATAGCAGGGAAATCCGGTTGTTGATAAGAAAATTGGTCTATAGCATGAGCAAGAGCCATAACACAGTCATTATGTCTGCCTAAATCTTGTATTTCTCCATTTCTCCAAGCATGACTTTCTAATTCTTCTAATAATATGTTAATTTGCTTTCTAGTTTCATCATTACCGTATGGTAAGTAAACTAACTCTCTTTCAAACCACACACGTAGTCTATTCATCAAACCTTGCTTTAATGTTTTGTTGCTAACCTTACTTTCACGATAATCTAGTATAGCACCCTTTGTACTAATTAAACTCTCATATAAATTCTGAAACCCAACACTCTCAATAGCAAATGGTGGTGTAGCATATCTTTTACTCCATTCAATCATCATGTCTGCTTGCTTGTCCGGTGGGAAATCATTTCTACGCCACATATCTACTAAGTGGATAAAACCGTCATCATCTTGTTTAAGGCATATCATAACACTGTAATCTTGACCTAAACCATGAGCAGGGTCAAAACCAATAGCGTATCTATGTTTATCATCTCTTTCTGTCTCCATTGTTCGTTCTAATTGTAAATTCTTTCTAGTTAATGCTCTAGGGAATACACTAGCCTCGTCATCAATAACTTTACACATATACTCTTGGATAAAAGACAATTCTCCCATAGCCTGTTTCTGTTCTAACAAGAAATCTATAGGTCTATATTCCGGCCATAATTCTATAGGGGCTATATTAGTAGGGTCTATCTTATATTCATCCCAATTTAATACCGCACTCCATGTACCCGATTTCCAAGCACTATTTTCTAACATTTCTGTATGATATAAGTCTACCATAGACATAGGAGTACCTACAACATAAATAGAAGTTCCCGGCGACAACATAGGAGTAACTTTCTTTCTAAACCATTCCGCAGTACCCGAAAAAGAAGTATTATCTCCACTATCATCTAGTACATCATCAAAAGCAATACAAGCGGGGTGTTCTCCACGAATAGCACTACCAACCGATGTCGCACGAATCCAAGCCCCATTAGTAAATCGTAATTCAAGTTTATTTCCTCTCCGTGTATCTAAATATTTACTTAATTGTGGATGGCGCTTCATATCATCTCTAATTTCTTCTAATCTCCTAACTGCTAAATCTTTGCTTGCGGAAAATAACCAACATGTAAAAGCCTTATCTCTCCACTTCTCAAACAAGCATTGGTGAAGAAGTTTAACTCGCAAAGTAGTAGATTTACTATGGTCGCGGGGTGCGATAATACAAACTCTATGAACTTGTACATCACCTCTTGTTCCATACATATCCATCCATTCACCAATGTGATTTCCCCATGTGTAGCCTAGCCACTTATAAAAGTATTCCACATCATTCCTTGACCTAGCCATAGCAAAATCTGTATTAAATTTAGACATTATAATGGCCTCAATTTTAATTCTCCACAATAAGGACATTCACCACTTTCTGCTATAGCCGTCATAATATTCTTAGCCACCCATCCACACGAATCACATTTTGCTTGAGTCCACATTTATACCACCGGAGCGAAAAGATTACCTATTAAACCTAACTCCTTATCTACCAAATGGGCAGATATACCTGCTCTAGCCAAAACAAAACCTTTACGATAATGGTATCTATCATGACCTGCTAAACTAGGTAACTGTATTATTGTTACACCGCTAGTTTCTAATAAACGTTGGTGATGTAAATGCCCATGAAACCAAACATGGTGTTCATGTTCTCCCCAAGCATTTCTTTCTTCTGTAGCCATAATAGCAGGAAGGTCATTTCCTCTTACACCATCTCCATGTGTAAAACCAAGAAGATTATTACCCCACTTAACATATTGTCTTAATTTAGGACTAACAGTAATTGTAACGTCTTTACATTGTTCATATACTGCATCTAAGTAAAGCATTAATGCTAAAGCAGTATGTCTATCATGATTACCACGCATAAATACTACTTCTATAGGGGATACTTGGCGTAATATATCTATATGTTCTCTTGCTAATTTACAACCATCAATAAGAATTTGTGCCGGACTTGCCGCCATATCTTGTGGTGTACCTGCGGTAGTAGTACCCTGTTCGTTATCTACGTGAAACCAATCACTACCTGTAGCAATAATCATTTTTTCCGGTTTTCCGGGCAATCTATTTATGAGATTATTAGTACGGTCAAGAAGTCTAAAACGCGCTTCTTCTAATGTATAGCCTTCACCTGTTTCATCAATCCAAGAGCCTTTACCATAATGTAAATCTGTAGGAGACAAAACAACTGCATATGGATTTGTCTTTTTCATTTTAATAGGCGTTACCTTTTTAGATGCTAAATTTTGTTTAGATATAATCTCTTTAAATTCATCAGCCCACTCTTGTTCTATATTTATGAGTTTTTCTGCGCTTTTACGCATATTATCCCAATATTTCTTACTAGCCTTCTTTGCTACAATTTGTCTTTTACTTCTTAATAAGTCAGTAATAAGTTCTTCTTCTGTATGGTTCTGTATTTGCTCATCAGTAAACATATCCATACCATGAGTCCAATTATTTGTTTTAACATATTCAGCAACCCAAGCCGGTGCTAACTCAAACCTTTGAGCCATTTGTTCAATTGTTAAACCCCCACCGTCAGCACTATAAGACTCTTTCATAGCCCTATGAGTATCGCCTTTAATAGCAGTTAGTTCATTATTAACAAACATAACATACATATCGGCCTTTTCATCAAAATAACTTTTCATTCTAGTAGTGCCTGTACTTTTAACAGGCCCATCTTTGTAATTAATATGTGGATTTGCTTGCTTCCATCTTTGTATAACACCTCTCCACGCATGGACTCCTCTTGATTTATCTACACTATGCATAAATCTAGCAAAGTCCATATCACTTTTATAATTATTTGCTCTAGCGTATTGTTCGACTAACTCCCACACAGGGGGGGTTTTTGTACTTCCCATGCAATAATTCAACAAGTGCTTGCCTATAAACATTCCGTTTCTTGAATTAATTTTGTAGATTTTTATACCACAAAAAGAATTAATGCTATTCAGTATAACGATTATTGTAATTCTTTAATTAATTCAATAGTATTTTTTAGAAACCCCCCTTTAAAATTTAAAAACATAATAGAAGAAATAAAAGAATTATGAAAAAAAGCCGCAGTATAACGATTAATTCTTTTTAAAAATTAAAAAAACAACAAAAAGAATAAATAGAAAGGTTTATGGAACACCTATCTATTTTAATAACATGGCTGAAAGGAGTTTAGTGGATAGGGTCTTTGGAAGGAATAAAGAAATACCTGCAAAGGCGGTAATAATCCCCACAAATAAAAGTTTAAAAGCAGTAGCGGGCATACCCGATATAGTTCGTGATACGGAAAGATTGAATAAAGATAGTAATTATGATAACGAATTTGATATGTATGACCTTATGCTTAAACTTGACCCCGAATTAAATGGTGCGGTACGTGCAGTATCGCTTACGGCCAACAATTTTGACATTAATTATGATAAGGCTAAAAACGGCAGTATCAGAAACGCTATAAGAGAATTAGTAGAAGAAACACTTGATTTTGATGATATTATGATTAACGCCATGAGAAATCTTATGGTTTACGGTAATGATATTAATAAAATAGTAGGAAAAGCAGGTATAGGTATTACTAAACTACAAAATTTACCTATAGTACAAATAAACATAGTAGACAGTAGAGGTGGTCTAGGTTCTTATTTTGTAGCAAATAGAGAAAACCCTGTTATAGAACCCGTTACTTATATGCTACGTGAGGCAAGCCCATACGAAAAAGCAATTTCTGTAGATGAAATACTACATATAAAAGTAGACTATAGAAGTAATTGGTTTGTAGATAATAAAGGCCGTCATACTTTTGGAGTATGGGGGGCATCTCGATTTTCTGCTCTTAAGCAAGCAATAAGAATGAAATACAATTCTATGAATAATCGTATTTCTCTTGAAGATAGTATGACTAAACAATATATTACTATTGATAAATCTGCTATAGAGCATATAATAGACCCTGCTGAACAACATGATAGATTACAAAATATTATGTCGGAAGTTATTTCTTTGTTTGAGGGTCTACGTGGCGACCAAATGCCTGTACTTCCTCATTATGTGGAAATACATCACGTAGATTTAGAAAACGCACTTCCTAACAGTAGTGATTTTTTAGACAGTATTAATGCTGATATTGCCGCAGTTCTACAAGTTCCTAGAGTAGCATCCGGCCAAGAAAAAGGTTCTACGTTTGCGGCAACATTTAATGCTAATATGTGGGCCGTACAAGCAATTAGTCGTATGCATAGAATTTTAGAACAAACTTGTACGCAATTATTCTCTCTTCATCTTACTTTACTCGGTATAGAACACAAAAAATCTGATTTACCTAAAATAGAATTTGATACAATGGATAGTGCAACACCACTAAATGTTATGCAAAGAGTAACTATGGGTTACGATGCAGGTCTTTTAACATTAAATCAAAGTTTAGATATGCTAAATTTACCCCCTGCAAAAGAAAATGGTGATAAAAGAAAAGATATAGAAGCACCTAAACCTACTGAACTTCCTAGAGAAAATAGTCAAGATGGCGCATCCGATGTTGCACAAGATTGATAAATCATCCCTTACATTTATTAATCATGTCTCAAGGTAGCGGGCCAAATGACAAACTAATGTTGGTTTTCGGTTTAGGTGTAGTATTGGCTTGGGTGATTATAGCCGCTACTGCTTCTTACTTTAGTATAGTAGAAGAAAGAGACATAACAGATTCACAATTAACAGTTATAGGTCTACTTGGTGGGCCGGCACTTTTGATTATAACAAACGTACTAGATTTATTCAAGGGTAAAGAAAGTGCTAAAATTAACATCTTGCCGGAAGAACTACAAAAGGCTCTTGATTACGCAGACTTCGACGAAGATGACGGTAAAACGGGTAAGAAGAAGTAATATTTCTAAGACACTCCGACCATGTATATGTGTGAACAGTGAGAACGATGAAGAAGAAAACGTCATTCAAGAACTTGATGGATGCGTGGAAGATTTAGATAGTCTTGTGGGTAACTTGCGTATGCTCTTAATTAGCCTTGCTTCTTTATTAGCAATCCTTTGGCAATTTTGGGAGTGGCTACAATCTTAACATATAAAGACTACTTTACCTTATGTCTAGGGTTATTTGCGTTAATAGTAGTTTATTTTCCTATTATTATATATGACTCCATTGTTATGTGGTGGAACAGAAGATAATTTTATTAAACATTAAACATTTTAATGGAGTATGTCGTGCGGATGCGGTTGTTCTAAAAAAGAAGAAGATGTTAAAGTAGAAGCAGAATATGAAGTTTGTGCTTCATGTCAAACAAAAGTAAAATGTTCTAAAGAAGCGGCATGTCAAAATATATCTAAAGAAGCGGCAGAACCAACACCAAACTCCGATGAAACTCATGATGAGTATATGTCTAGGTGTAAAGAAGCGGGATATACAGAAGAAGAATGTATGAAAGCACACAAAGGCCATACTTTTAAAGAGCAAGAAGCAAAATATGATGATGAAAAGAAAAAATACGCTTCTGTTTGTGGAGTAGGTGAAGAACTTATAGATGGTGAATGTAAAATAGTAGCAGTTACTTTAGATTTAGATATACAAGAATTATCTGCTATAGTAGAAGCGTCTACAGGAGAAACTATTATAGAGATTAGAGGAGTAGCATTTCACGAAGGTATGAATAAGAATAAATGGTCATTAACTCCCGAAGGTGCTAGAAATCTAGTACATCAAATGCAGGGGGCAGATGTAACTCTTAATCATCCCGAAGCAAATGAAAGTGGGGCAGGATTTACTAGAAATACAGATGGTGGTGTAGATGAAGCAAACGTAGGAACTATTATTACTGCTTCTTATCATTCTACTATAGCAGGTGGTTATGAAGTTAGATATATAGCACATATAACAAGACATGAACTATTTCCTAGTTTAGAGTCCGGTATGTGGTCGCAAGACGATTACGGTGTTAGTATTGGTGGGTCGGGTATTCCTGTATCTGCTGATGAGAACGGTATAGT